TGCGCGGCAGATGCTGCTGGTTCTGGTGTCGAGCGTGGCAACGTAGCGGTACTTCTTGGTGATGTCCTGATTCGCCTCATAGACCTGCTGGCTGGCGGTGTTGGCGACCTGGTTGATGCTGGTGCGGACCAGCGCCATGACCTGGTTGTTGGCCACCGCGGTGGACTGCCCGCCAGCGGCGATGAGCTGCTTGACCGTGCGGGCTTCCTCGCCGAACTGCAGGTTGCCGATCAACCGCTTGGCAATGGCAGGCGTCGTCTCGCCGGTCAGCAGGCCATTCCTCACCACCTGGCTGAACCGCTCCGCCTGATCCACGGCGATGCCCCGAAACGCCTTCTCCACGGTGCTGCCATTCGGCAACGTAATCGTTGCACCCTTGGCTGCGGTGAGGTTGAACGTGCCGGTGCCGGCCTGCTGTGCCAGGGCTTCGGTGCCGTAGACGGACTTGAAAAGGTCATCCGATAGCGCAACCACATTGAGCTGCGTCGGATCAGTAGTCACCACCGACTCCGCAAACTGCGGGCTGATCTCGACGGTGTTGACGATGTTGCGGCTGCCGGCCGGCAATGCCTTCCTCAGCTGCTCGGTCACAAACTCCGACTGCAACTGCGCAAGGCCTTGCAGCTCGGTGGCAGTTAGCTCAGTGCTGTCGCCTGCCCATGTCCCGAGGCTTTCCTTCAGCTGCGCCAAGATCGCCCGCAACCTCGCAGCCTTCACCGGTGCCGACAGTTCATCAATGGTACGGAGCTGATTCACCGCATCAATGATGATGTCGTTGTAGGCATTGATCACCCGCCTGCCGACGCTATTGCTGTAGCGATTCAGGTCGATCGCATTGCGGTACAGGCTGCTAGGAGTGCTCATGGCTCGATGCCAAGGTCCTGCGGGTTGTATGCCGATTGGATGCTGATGTTGGCGCCACCGATCAGTCCAGTGCTGATGATTTCATCAAAAGCGTCATACCCGCGTTGGCCGTCTTCCATCAGGATCACTTCATCAACGCCGTCTGCCTTGTCGCCTTTGTACCAGGTTGTGCGGATGATGGCCAGGATCTCATCCGGCAGGTTGGTGATCGTGTAATCGACTTCCTGATTCCGGTGGTTGGGCTTGGCCATGAGCGCAAACCTAAGCAGCAGTTTGGCTGTCCATTGTCTCAAGGCCACCATTCGACGTTGCATCTAACTCCTCCTCGACATCGAAATCATCCCCAAGGATCTCACCATCGGCCAGCTGCTGGAGCAGGGTTTCTTGGGTGATGACGCCAGCAGTGTAGAGTTCACGCAGTGAGTTGATCTCCTGCGGTTCAAGCCTGTTGCCGACAAAGTCACGATTCACCAAGCAGCTGCCAGCGGCTTCATTCTGCCCGAGGAATTGCGCGTGGAATTGCAGGCAGTTGTCGATCATGTCCTGCACGTTCTGCGCAATCACCATCATGGTGCTATCGCCTTGACTGCGGTCGATCCGCTTTGCCTCAGCGGTCTCGGCGCTCAGCTTTTGGCCCAGCACTGCCGACAGGCCAAGCTCATTGATCTGCGCCGCCAGTTGCTCCAGCCTGCGGAACTGATAGTCGAAGCTGCGGCCCTGCGGCTCGATGTACTCGGCGCGGCCTTCAGCAGGGAAGGCGATCGCCTCGCCAGGTCCGGCTGATACCTCCTCGGCTGCTGATGGGAAGCCGAAGAATGCCAGCATCGGCACTGCAGAAATGTGCAGCTGGTTGTCGAGATCGCTCTGCACCTGATAGGTCTTCAGGTTCAGCTCCGCGATGTCCTCCATGGGCGGCCTGGATTCCATGAATCCATGGCGGTTGCCGTAGGCGATAGCAAATGGGATCACGTCAAGGCTTGTGCTGCCTTCATCTGTGACCTTGAACTCTCCATCGTCCTGCCGCTGATGAATCTGGTATTGGCCTGGCGTCAGCACCCGCACCTGCTCGATTGCCTTCTCGCCATAGAGACCATCAGGCACGACGACGGATTCCATCAGCCGCAGCTGAACCAGCTGCTGCGCTCCGTCGCGTTGCTCAGTGCGCCATCCGAGGATCTGCCGTGGCGTGTAGGTGCACCAGTACGGGCGACCGCCATCGGACGGAGCATCAACCAACGTGCCGACGTGGCCGTAACGGATCAACTTCCGTGCGGTTTCGTAGGTCCAGACATTCAGGTCATTGCCTTGCAGGTCAACATCAAACAGCTGCTCGCGGATTGTGTCGCTGGTGTCAGTGAGCCTGACGGGCTTGCGTGTCAGCGTCCCGGCGAGCATCCGCTCCAGCCGCTGGTAATACGGCGGAACCACGCTGCGGGCCAGTCGGTTGTCGTATGACTCATCAAGCTCCCTAGGCTCCTGCGGCAGGTACCGACGATGCTTCCGCCGCATCCCGTAGGTGCCCTGCATCAGGTCCTCGATCAGGATCCAATGCGGCTCCTGCGCATACCATGCGGAGTTTGGATCGCTGACTGCAGTGACAGGCCGCTGGGCAGGGTTGCGATCGTAGAAGGAGTAGCCGGAATACATGATCAGTACAGGCGGATTCCCGTGCTCCGGCCTGCGCCGGCATGTAGCGGGTTGAATTCACGCCACACGAGATAGCCTAACGCGTCGTTCATGTGGTCATGCCCGGCGTCCTTGTCGGGATCGCCTTTCTCGCTGTAGCACTGCAGCTCCAGGCATTCGATCATCCGGCGGCAGGTGCTGGCGATCGTCAACCGCACCTCGCCCTTGCCGTTTTCCAGCAACGCCTGAACCGCAGCGACACGATCACGCACTGGCGGGTTGGCCTTCGGTGATTGATTGCTGATGCCGTAGGACTCCAGGATCTGGATGTCGGTCTGGCTTGCGTTGGTGCTGCGGTTGCCGCCGCTGGCGTCTGGATAGCCGTAGATCCGATGGTCTGGATATCGCCTGCGAATCTCAGTGCCGAGCGCATCCGTGTCATGGGCGCCGCTGATCTCGTCGATGATCACCAGGCCCTTGCTGCTGCGAACACCGATAACCGCCGACATGTTGCCGACGTTGAAGTCAACGCCAACCCTGAGCGGTTCGCGGCTAATGTCTGGCAGTTCAGTGATCACATGCTTGGCACGATCGAAGCGGTCATATACCGTGCCGGTGGTCAGGTTGATGAACTCCCCGTCCAGATAAGCACGTAGCAGGTTCGGGTCGTAGTTGGCCTGCAGCCGCTCGATGAAGTCCGCAGGCAGGAATGGGTTGTCCTGCGTCCGCATCTTGATCAGCCGGCGATCGCTGCGGCCTTGCGCATCCTCACTGGCGAAGGTGTTGAACATCCATCGGAATCCCTCAGGCGTTGATGCTGCACCGAACTGCCGGATGTTGCCGGATCGCAGGCGACCAAGGATCTTCGGGAATGCCCGGCTGGCGATGCTTGGCGTCACTGTGTCAATCTCATCCGCCAGCACCCAAGCAAGGTTCAGGCCGATAATCCGCGTCCAGTTCTCAAAGCTGCGGCATAGGATCTTGGTATCACCGCCAGGTAGGTGCAGCACATACTCCGGCAGCGGTGAGGCGCGGAATGTATAGGGGATCCCATAGGACTCCAGGAAGTCATCAAAGTCGTTCTGCCAAATGTCCCGGATCAGCGGCCCGGTCGGCTCCATCACGGCGCCGATGAAACCCTGATTGGCCGCGGCCAAATGCACAGCCTTCGCGCACAATGCTCGGGTCTTGCCAGCGCCATAGCCTGCCGACACGCCGAGGATCTCGGTGGTCTGATCCTCGACAAACGCAAGCTGGCCAGGATGCAGGTCATTGCGGATGGCGATCAGCTGCTCATCAAACCGCACTTCACTTGCGCCATTGCGCTCTAGTTCCAACGTTGCCAGCCGTGCAACGATCGGATCAAGCGTTCGCATTATGGCCAGTCTTTGCGCTGATCCTCAGTAGCAAATCACGCTCCTGATCAGGTGGCAATCCAGCATCAATGATTGCCTGCACAGCCATCTCGATGCCTTCCTGCCGATAGCGCTGCATGGCGGCTGCATCGCTGTAGTGATCACGAAAGGCAGGTGAATGCGTGAGCATCCATGTCGTTGCCTTTAGGTCATTGTTCTCAGCGGCTTCAGCAACTTTGCCGATCAGCCGTATACCACCTGCAGCCCTACCCTCCTCGATAGCCTCTGAAAGCTTAATCTCTAGCGGTGTTGGATCTGGCCCTTTGGCATTCTTCAGCCATTGCCAGAGCATGACATATGAAACACCAGCAGCAGGCGCGATGTGCTCAAGAGGTGCGCCGAACTCCGCGAGGAAGCGCACCTTCTTGATCACATCATCGTTGAGCTTGCGATGGCCGCGAACGGGCTTCATTTACCGGACTTGAACAGGCATCACCAGGTACAGGCTATCGGCATCAGTGGCGGAAGTGAACACCACTGGCGTCGTTGCCGTATTGGTCTTGATGCTCAGCGTATCACCGCTGATGCCCTTGATGCCGTCGATCAGGTAGTGAACGTTTGCCGCCATGGTTGGCAGCTTGCCATCACAGGCGATCAGCTCGCTGCCGCTGTTGGCCTCAGCTTCGGCGCCAACCTTGAGCGCCATGCCATCAACCTGCAGCTTCACGACGCTGTTGTGGCTGTCGGCGATGACGGCGACACGCTCCAAGGCGTGTAGCAATGACAGCCGGTTGACGGTCAGCGCCTGCGCGAAGGTGGCAGGGATCAACGCCTGCACGTTCGGGTAGGTGCCCTCCAGCGTGCCGGAGATGATCGTGGTGCCGTCTGCGAGCACGATGGCCGCCTGGCGTTTGTCAACGGTCAGCGCTGCAGGCTGCCTGACCTGCTGCAGCGTCCGGGCTGGCACGATCACGTCGAGGTCTGCGATGTCGGCTGCGATGGCTCGCGTGGCAAGCCGATGGCCGTCGGTGGCTTCAATTCGCAGAGTGCCGCCAACGCTGCGCAGGTGGATGCCGGTGAGCAGCATCTTGCTGGCGTCGGTCGCCACGGCAGGCATCACGGCAGCCAATGCGCCGGAGAGGTCCACAGGAGCGCCTGCAGCAGCATCCACGGCAGGCAATGCGGGGAAGTCATCCGCAGAGGCCACTGAGAGGCTGTAGGAGCCGCTTGAGGCGGTCAGCGTGACCCGTGCGCCATCAACGGCCAGCGAGAGCGCCTCAGAGCCGTCCAGGCGGCCTGCGATGTCCGCCAGCAGCCGATGCGGCACGACGGTGGCTCCAGGCACCTCTACGGCGGCGGTGATGCTGGTGCTGATGCCGAGGTCCAGGTCGTAGGCAGTGACGCGCAGATGGCCATCAGCGGCCTGCAGCAGCACACCCGACAGGATCTGATGCGTGCGGCCGCTGCCGACAGCACGCGAGACAAGTCGGAGCGCGTGTGAAAGTTCAGATTGTGCGACGAGGATTTTCATTGAGCGGCTTCGGTGAGTGCGGAGATGATCTTGTCGTAATCGGCCTTGAATGATGCAACCAGATCCATGGGGATGGGTTGCTGATCATCTTGTGCATTGTCGCGGATCGCGCAAGCGTAGGCGAGCGCATGATCCATGGCGTCACTGAGCCGGTTGATGACCGGCGTCTGCTTGGCGGGAATGTTGATCAAGTCGTGTGATGACATACGCAATGAGATGCTCGACATGTTGCTGACGCAAATCACCACGCATGTAGGTGGTGGCATCAGACACGAGGCGATGGTAGCCGGAGACGGTGAGCCGTGGCAATGCAGGGCTTAACGCTCTGTTGCGAATGAGCTGGGCTCTGGTGGTCGCCGCAGCTGCCGCCTGTTGGTCTAGGGCAGCGATGTCTGACGGCTGAAAACGAACCTTGACTTCTTGCATTTTGAGAGCGGACGCAAAAATTGAGTCAGTGACTGGGTTTTGGGCGGAGGCGGACGCAAGTTGCAGTTGGGCGGACGCCAAACCACTTGCAAACACTAGGCGGACGCAAAATCGGCCTTTTCCTACCCCCCCCTATGTAACCACATGTTCACCCTGTTACATATCTGTCCATTCTCTATAGGCGTTTGTATACCCCTATTTGCGTCCGCCCAAGGAAAAGACAGTCATAGCAAGGGAGTTTGCGTCCGCCTTTGCGTCCGCCAAGGGTGGTAGCGGACGCAAGTTGCGTCCGCCAACTGCCTCACCATGCGTCCAGCCTGAGACCCATGAGCAAACGGTCTCGACTCTTGCCGACTCTGGCGGACGCAAGTTTCGGGAAGATCTGCCGCAACGCAGGCGCCAGAAGTCGTGCCGCCTTGACCGTCCGATCAGCTGGCGGATCGACCAACCACCGGTCTCGATCGTCCAGGTAACCCTCCTCCCGGTACCAACCGAGCAGTGCATCCCATACACGTTTGACCGCAACCTGAGAGCCTTCCTCATACGTCAATCCAACCGCATCGCAGAACTCCCAGAGGTGGCAGCTGGCGCGACGGACATCCTCCATGGCCTGCCTGCCGGAGCTGTAGTCGATGCCATCGCTCATGCTGAGCGCCATACCTTCAAGCAGCCAATTCAGGAATGCTGGGCATATCTGCTGCTGGATGAATGATGGGTCATCCTTTAGCCGTGGATCGGCCTGAATGTGGCTCGCCTCCGTTGGCGTTGCCATGAATGTCTTCGAAAACCGGAACACGTGAAACCGTGTCTCGATGGCCACCTGATCGCCGGAAAGCGATGGATCCTTGTTCAGGTTGAAGACAAACAGGGCTGATGGGACAAACTGCGACTCCTGCACGCCTTTCAGCTCATAGGACAATTCCTCGCCACTGATTGCGGCCTTAAGTGACTGCAGGTTGTCAATGTGGACAAACTGACTATTCTCGCTCGACCAGTTGACCGAGGCATCCCGCAGCGGAGCGATGGGAAATTTTCGGCCTTGGTCGTACTGGCGGAAGTCAGCAAGGGTGCAGGATGTGAAGTTACGACTGCCGAGCGTGTCGCGCAGTGCGGTGCGGATGGTGTCCTTGCCGTTGGAGCCAGCACCGATCATCAGCACAGCACGCGGCCTGCCACGAGTGGCGCGGTACTTTGACAGATCAAGACCGCTGCCAAGGATGCGTTGGAGGGTGTCGCGGTCACCAGGCTCTACTGCCTCGAGCAGGCGCCAAAGATGCTGTGAGTTGGCGGCAGGGTCGTAGTTGTAAGCGGTGACGTAGGTGAAGGCGCTGTCTGGGCTGTGCGGCTCGAATGTGACGTCCAGCTTCTTGCCAACCCAGGACCACGAGATCACGCCATTGGCGCAGTTGATGGCATTGGCTGGGTTGACTGCCACGGGCTCCAGCAGGCGCCGCATCCACGACAGGGCCTCATCGACGTATTTCGGGCGCTTCCATGGGTGGCATTTCTCGCCGCTGCGGGCATCCACCACATAGAGCATGGACAGCAGCCGGGCGATGGATGGCGCCAGCTCCTCGTCGGTGGTCGGCTGGTAATGAGTGCCACACCATCGATGGAGAACACCATCAACGCAGATCCATCGGGTGGTTGGGTAGTCGAAGACATAGCGAACGGCCATGTCGAGCCATTCGGTATCGGTCTTGTTGTAGAGCTGGCAGTTGATGGCATCAGAGCTTGCCGCCTCTGGCTCTTGCGGCTGACTGCGTGCAGGTGTCGGCGGCTGCCAGCCGTAATGCCGCGCCCAGTACCAGAAGGTACCAGCGCCGATGCGATCACCACCAGATGCGGCGATCTGCTCCAGGCCTTGCCATTGCGGGCTGTGCTGCTGCATCAGGCTGATGGCCTGATCGACGTTGCCGCAGGCCTGAATCAGCCCCCAGAAGATGTTCCGGTAAATGTGATAGGTGCCGGTGCCGGGCTGCCGTGGTGGGATGGCCGCGAGCGCCTCTCGGATCTCATCAATACCGCGATCGGCGTGTTCGGTGTGCCTGCGGGCTGGTGCCTCGTGTTGGTAGTAGGCCTCAGACGGCAAGGCTGACTCAATGGCGGAGACGGGATAGTGAGTGCCGCTGCAGGACACGATGCGGCATTGCTCGCCGAGGCTGCCGTCTGCGCCGGCGTGGTAGGTGCCCGGCAGCCGCATGACGCGTGCGGCGTTCTTGATGCTGCGGTCTGCGTCGCAGTACTCGAGCAGGCGAGCCTGCACCAGCCCCCAATGGGCAGGCGTGATCGGATCGGTCAGCACCCAGTAGTTGTGGATCGACTTGCCGCCGGTGTCGATCTGGATCGTGGGTTCTGGCAGCTTGAGGTCCTGCCATGCGGTCAGCTGCCAGTCCTTGGGACGATCGTCCCATTCGGCGAAGAAGGCGCGGCAGGTGGTGATCTCGGCATTGGTGTCACCGCCATCGTTGATGACGACATAAACGCCGCGGCCTTCGGACTGCCATTCAGTGATCAGGCGCTTGCTGCTGCCACCTTTGCGGCCCTTATCGGTTGCCTTGCCTGGGTGGTCGGCGTGGAGGAACGCCCGCAGCCTGATGGCGCCAGCAGGTTTCCCGAGCACGGCGATGAACCGCCGCGCCTCGTCAAAGTCGATCTCCTTCATGCCTGTTCACGTGTCGCGGTGGCTGGCAGCACGCCATCACGGTGGAACCGGATCGACTGATCAAGCAGTAGCCGGATGGCAGCACTCCGGGAGATGGTGTCACCACGCCAGGAGTCCAACCACTTCAGCTGGTTAGGCGCAAGGCGCAACGGGATGGGTCGAGCTAATGGCATCGGCTGACGGGCTGTCTTGACAAGCGTATACGGTTAGTCTACGGTGGTAAAACCTGACACTGGCCATGGCCTACCAAGACTTCCTAGATCAGAAATCCACTGCATGCCCTGCTGTTGGCTTTGACCCGGATGAGTTCACGGCGCCGCTGTTTCCATTTCAGCGCGACATTGTGACCATGGCCTGCCGCGTTGGCAGGTTTTGCATCTGGGCTGACTGCGGCATGGGCAAGACCGCCATGCAGTTGGAATGGGCACATCAGGTGCATCAACACACTGGCGGCAACGTGCTGGTGCTGGCGCCGCTTGCGGTGGCGCATCAAACCGTGCGCGAGGGCGCCAAGTTCGGCATCCCATGCGCCTTTGCTGCAACGCAATCCGACGTGCGCGACGGCATCACGGTCACCAATTACGAGAAGCTCAGCCACTTCGATCCAGCTGCTTTTGATGGCGTGGTGCTAGACGAGAGCAGCATTCTCAAGGCGTACACCGGCAAGATCCGCAATCAGATCATCGAGTCGTTTGCGCAGACGCCATTCCGATTGGCCTGCTCTGCCACGCCTGCGCCGAACGATCACATGGAGCTTGGCAACCATGCTGAGTTCATCGGCGTGATGACTCGCACTGAGATGTTGGCCATGTTCTTTGTGCACGACGGTGGTGATACCGCCAAGTGGCGCATCAAAGGACACGCAAAAAGCAAGTTTTGGGAATGGGTCTGCAGTTGGGCAGTGACCATTCGCAAGCCGTCGGACCTCGGCTATGACGACGGCAAATTCATCCTGCCGCCACTGGAGATCAAGGACTGCACCGTTGAGACGCCACGCGAAGCGATGGCTGACGATGCTGGCCAGATGGCGTTGTTCGCCATGGAAGCCCGTACATTGAGCGATCAGCGGCATGTCCGTAAGTCATCGCTTCAGATGCGCGTCAACGCAGCCGCTGAGCTGGCAAATGCAAGCACTGAGCAATGGCTAATCTGGTGTGATCTCAACGATGAGTCAAAGGCGCTCACTGCTGCCATTGATGGTGCTGTTGAGGTGTCAGGCAGTGACAGCGATGAGCACAAGCGCCAGGCGGCGATTGACTTTCAGGATGGCAAGATCCGCGCACTCGTCAGTAAGCCCAGCATCTTCGGATTCGGCCTCAACTTTCAAGGATGCCACAATGTCGCTTTTGTTGGATTGTCCCATAGCTACGAGGCTTTTTATCAGGCGATCCGCAGGTGCTGGCGCTATGGGCAGGAGCATCCGGTCAATGCTCACATCATTTATGACGTGGGTGAAGGCCGCGTGATTGAGAACATTCGACGCAAGGAAACAGACAGCATCGCAATGGCTGAGTCAATGGTCACCATCATGAAGCAAACCACCATGGAGCAACTCAAAAAGATCCAGCGCCAGGTTGCGCCGCACATCACCGAGCACAAGTCCGGTGACAACTGGGATCTGTACATGGGCGACTGCGTTGAGAGCATCAAGCAGCTCGACAGCAACTCCATCCACTACAGCATTTTCAGCCCGCCATTCGCATCGCTTTATACCTATTCAAACAGCGACCGCGACATGGGCAACAGTCGCAATGATCAGGAGTTCTTCGATCACTTTGTTTTCCTGGCCAAGGAGCTGCATCGGGTGATGATGCCCGGCAGGCTGATCAGCTTTCACTGCATGAATCTGCCCAGCAGCAAAGAGCGCGACGGCTTCATCGGCGTGAAGGATTTTCGCGGTGACATGCTGCGCATCTTCCAGGCTGCTGGCTTTGTATTCCATAGCGAGGTGTGCATCTGGAAAGATCCGGTCACCGCCATGCAGCGCACCAAAGCGATCGGCCTGCTGCACAAGCAGATCCGCAAGGATTCTGCCCTGAGCCGCCAGGGCATCCCTGACTATTTGGTCACCGTGCGCAAGCTGGGCGACAACCCCGAGCCATGCGCCGGACCATTCACTGAGTTTGCCGGCGAGAATCCTCCCGCCAAGACCGGCGATGCAATCAAGGACAGCATCAACATTTGGCAGCGGTACGCCAGCCCCGTCTGGATGGACATCAACCCATCGGACACACTGCAATACCGCAGCGCCCGCGCCAATGAAGATGAGCGCCACATTTGCCCACTGCAGCTGGAGGTGATCCGCCGCGGGCTGCAGCTGTGGAGCAATTTAGGGGATCTGGTGCTGTCGCCGTTTGCCGGCATCGGCAGCGAGGGTTACGTCAGTTTGCAAATGCAACGCCGGTTCGTTGGCTTTGAGCTGAAGCCCAGCTACTTCAACTGCGCTGCGAAGAACCTTGCCATGGTTGAATCGGTCCAACAGGGGGAACTGGTTTGAACCTCCGCCCCTACCAGCAACAGCTGATCACCGACATCCGCCTGCAATACCAAATGGGCAGGCGTGCGGTGCTAGCGGTGCTGCCAACCGGCGGCGGCAAGACCGTGTGCTTCAGCCACATCGCCCAATCCGCTGCCCGCAAAGGCAACCGCACGTGCATCTTGGTGCATCGTGCGGAACTGCTGGATCAGGCCAGCCGCAGCCTCAGCGGCATGGGTGTCACGCATGGCTGCATCCGCGCAGGTCGCAGCATGGACCTGAGCCATGCGGTGCAGGTTGCCAGCGTGCAGACATTGGCCCGCAGGCTGCACAAACTGCCTCGGGACTTCTTTCAGCTGATCGTGGTCGATGAGGCGCACCACAGCAATGCGGGAACGTGGGTGCAGGTGATCGAGCATTTCCGATCAGCGCACCTGCTAGGGGTGACGGCGACGCCATGCCGTGGAGACGGACGCGGCATGGGCGAGTGGTATGAGGCGATGGTGGAGGGTCCGAGTGCTGCATGGCTGACGGACAATGGATTCCTGGCGCGTGCACGCGTGCTGGCACCGCCGGGCTTCGACACCGCCGGAATACGCAAGCGGATGGGTGACTTCGACACTCGTGAAGCCGAGCAACGCGTCGGCACGATCATGGGCGATTGCCTGAGCCACTACCGCAAACACCTGAGCGGTCAGACGGCGATCGCGTTCTGCTGCTCAGTGGCCCATGCCGAGGCCGTGGCAGCACTATTCATGGGCGCTGGTATCCCATCTGCCAGCATTGACGGCAGCATGGATGGCGCCACACGTCGCGACCTGCTGCAGGCCCTCGGCACTGGTCGGATCAAGGTGCTGACTTCGTGCGCTCTGATCGGTGAAGGCGTGGACGTGCCCTCGGTCGGCGGTTGCATCCTGCTCAGGCCAACCCAGAGCGTGAGCCTGCACCTGCAGATGATCGGTCGGTGCCTCAGGCCATCACCAGGCAAGACGGCGGTCATCCTTGACCACGTGGGCAACACCCTGCGACTCGGGCACCACCTGGAACCACGGGAATGGACGCTGCAGGGAATCGCCAAGCGCGACCGCTCTGCAGCCCCCAGCGTGAAGGTGTGCCCGCAGTGTTTCGCCGCCATGGCCAGCCAGGTGTGGCAGTGCTTGGAGTGCGGCCATCAGTTTGCGCCGGAGGTGCGGGAGCTGCAGCAGGTGGAGGGGGAGTTGGTTGAGCTTGGCGCCCGTGAACGCAAGCGCGAGCAGGGTGGGGCGCAATCGCTGCAAGACCTGATCGCATTGGGTCAGCGCAGGGGATACAGGAAACCACGCGGCTGGGCTGAGCGGGTGTATCAGGCCAGACTGGCGAAGAGGCATGGCATTGCGTGACCGAGCAACAGATCCAGCAGCACATCCGCCTGGCGTTGAGCCGCGGCCCGGTGCGCCTGTACCGCAACAACACCGGCACGCTGCGGGATCAGCATGGCCGCCCGGTGAGCTTCGGACTGTGCAAGGGCAGCGCCGACCTGATCGGCTGGACAACGCGCACGATCACGCCGGACATGGTTGGGCAGCAGGTGGCGGTGTTCACCAGCATCGAAGTGAAGACCGCAACCGGCAGGCTCCGTCCCGAGCAGCGGCAATGGTTGGAGGTTGTGCAGGCCGCTGGCGGCATTGCTGGTGTCGCCAGGAGCGTGGAGGATGCGCAGGGGTTGACCATGGTTGACGGTGGTGGTATTGTTTCCAAGTCGCCAGCGATGGCGGCGATCCACCGCACCTAGACAGATGAATACACTCGCAACCCAGTTGCAGGAACTGGCCACGACGCTCAACACTGCTGAGCAAGTGGTCACGGCATTCCAAGCGCTGCGGGATTTCTGCTCTGAAGAGCAGTGGGACGAGCTGTGCAGCTCGGGGCCACTCTCTGATCTGCTGGATGCCTGCAGCGATCTGGAATCCGACCTGGGACGGTGATGCACTGGCCCGCCTCGGCGGGCTTTTTTATTGCTCAGCGGTCGGG